TATGCTGAGACCTTACATGTCGATGCAGGTTGCAGTAATGTAGCTGTATTCACACCAGTCAACAATGGACTAGTTTCAGGATATGACAATGCACGATTTTACAGGTGGTCTGTTGATGGTAACTATGTCACTAATCGTGATATTAACATTGGTCCTAACATTGATGTTAATGGAGTTGGTGTACCCAACCAAGTGCACAAGTATTTCCAGCAAAAGTATTTTGGAAACATTGGTGAGAGACTACAGAATTTTGAGGATGTCTACGATGATTATGCAGCTGCACTTAACAGTGATGATCTTGAGACTGATAACCATTCTTTCTTTCCACTTGTCATGCCAATGCTAGGTGAGGATGTTATCATCAACCTCCAACTTAGGGCTGCTGCAGGTCAATCAATGTCCACCAAGGAGATTTTCTATTTAATGTCCTACCCAAGGTCACTCAACTTTTCCAATGGTAGACTCCAGATGTAAATAAATCATGATATTGTAAACAAAAAAACTTGCTTATAATTAAATGGAGTCGCTGTCAGAACATTTACGTGATCCGATCAGTGCCGCACTTATTGCGGGTTTGATCACCGCCGCGTACATTCATCTCAAGGCACACCTCAATAATGAGGGTAAATTGGAGTTGAATAAATATACCAAACCAGCCACGCTTAATGCGATACTGGTATTTTTCATAGTTTCTAATGGTTTAGGTAAAAAGGAGTCTATATCCACAGACCCTTTCTAAACTTAAAGATTACACGTATAGTTTAATAAGAAAATGGCATCCGTTTCTGCGTTTAACGACATGATGGGTCAATTTCTTGTGGAATTGCACAAGACTTTTCCAGATGAAAAAGGCATCAAGAAGATGTTAACCACGTTTGATGTGCTGAAATCCACTAATCCACGCCTCGTGGTAGATGGATTCATGAACGGCGTTTCTCCATTCGCCGAGCAGCTTTCAAACAAGGATGAGAACTTCTTCTTAAAAGAGATTGAAAATATCGAGTTTCTCAAGGAGCTCGACGCGCAGTCCTATTGGGGTAAGATGACACCCAACACTAAAGATGCTACCTGGCAGTATCTCCAGACACTTTACATGCTCGGTACGACCATCGTCTCAATTCCTCAAGAGACTCTAAATATGATCGAAAGTCTCGCCAAGGACTGCGCCGATAAGATAGAGAATGGTGACGAGGAAATTGATCAGGATGCACTCATGAAGATGCTTGGTGGTATGCTCGGTGGTCTTCCCAAAAAATAAACCTATTATATACTAAATGAAAGCTTGGTTTGACGACCCTAGGCAACTCATCAGAAAAAGTAAGATTGCCGAGTTTTGGCCAACGAGTGAACAATCACCAGAAGATAGAATTAACGCAGCTTCTCGGTTTATCATTTATGTCGCGACCATCGTGTTTCTCATTCGACGCGATCCTCGTATATACGTTTTAGGTGTCACCGTTTTAGCTGTTATTTTCGTTCTTTATAAGTCGAATATGATAAAAGAAACTTTCAAGCACACGAAGAGTTTTAGTAACACCTGTCAGGCGCCATCTTCCACGAATCCCATGGGTAACGTACTCATAACCGATTACACAGATGCGCCAAACCGTTTAGAAGCGTGTTATTATTCTCATCCCAACGACTATGCGGTACAGGGTGTTCCATACGATTCGGGAAGGTCTCGTTCTCCCATTCCCAAGTACCAACGTAAGTCTATAGAGCGTCAGTTTGTTACTAACCCCGTTACTACAATTCCAGGAGATCAAACACAATTTGCCGAGTGGTTATACGGTCCCAAAAATGGACCCATGTGCAAGAGTGATTCTAGATACTGCGACCCTAACGCGCGCGGCGTTCAGTTGGAGGCGTTTGCGGGTTTAGGTGGCGACGGTGATATTCGAGGACCGAGGGGTGGTGGTCGAGTCCGAGGTGGTGGTGGAACCTATAGTTAGATTAAATTCTCGTGTAATAATAAATGGCATATCAGCTTCAACCTGGCCTTTCTATCGTTCAAAACACCGGCGCTTTACCCAGTGTAACTGCGACTGAAGAGGTGTTTGTTTATCCTCAGCCCAGTAATCTGAACTGCGGTGGCTGCCGCCCTAACACCATGCTCTATGGTACAGCTCCCTATAAAGCGGGTAAGGGTTCTCCAGCGCAATTTATCGATACTTCCGATGAACTTCGTCCCCAAGCGACTACTCGCTTCAATAAGGTTATCGTTCCAACCTATGAGCGCAACCTATTCCCTCTCACTAACATGGAATGTAAAGTTCCTCTTCGCACCATGAGCTATGAACCAACGAGCACACGTGCCGAACTTCAGAATGGTCTTTTCCAACAAAGATACGTTAATAAAAATGTTAACAAGAAGTAAGAATGGCTGATCCCGTATCACTCATGGCTGTGGCCGGACTCGTATTTGCCGGACGATCTCTCAGTAAGAAACCAGAGACTTACAGTGTCATCGAATCTTCTCCGGAAAATCCGTCTCCGCCCCAAATTATTGAATTTAAGGAGAATGATTTCGTATCTGGTGTGGATTACCAACAGAAAAGAGAAATGGAGAGTTTCGCTGATATATCCAGGCAGCAACGTAGCGGAGGACAGGAAGTGCTGAATATGAGGAATCGTTTGTACGATCAGGGTCGTATGAACAACCTTTCTCCTATCGAAAAACAACTCGTTGGTCCAGGTCTCGGTGTAGGTGCTCACGTTCCAGCCGTCGGTGGTTTCCAGCAAACTTTCCGTGTGAATCCTGTTAACGTAGGTGAGTACAGACTCACCACACTCCCAGGACGCACCGGTCCCGCGCACGATACCACTGGTGGTCGCTCAGCTGTTGTCGGTCAATTAACACATAACAAACCCGAAACTACCGCTCATCTTCCCTCTCGTTTACCCACTTTACCCGGTCGCGCCCAAGGAATGTCGGGTGTCGTCCCTCGCAATGAACACGAGAGGACAAAGAGAACCACCAATCGTTCCGAGACTGGTTTGCGTACAGATGGTCTTGGATTTAACGCGGCGAGACGTTTTGTTCCCGCACAGACTGTCGCACAGAATCCCACTCGGTTTAAGACGGATCGTAACGACGAACAGTACATGTATAACAACCAGCCAGCCCCAGGTATTTCCAACTTCGTCGGTGGTTACGCGACCAGCGCTGCCGCTCAGGTTGCTTCTCGTACCAATGATGAACTCATGAAGTATGGTTTTAGACCCGAGGATCGCCGTGGTAAAGCCAATAGAATGGGGAACCCCGGACGTATGAATGTCAGAGAATCTGCATTGAAACAGGGTGGTAAGCTTACAACCGTTCGTTCCGATACGACTCGTATAGATGGACGCATGAATGCCGCGAACGGTGGATGGACTCAAAACTATAAACTCAACGATTATAATCAATTTAATGCTTACAAGGGTAACGAAAATCCATATTCCAGGCGTCTCGATATTGCCAAGACGCAACTTCAGAATAACCCTTTAGCTCATAGTCTTTCTCAGTAAAAGAACTATTTAGGATAGACAAAAACAATCATTAAAATATTGTGCCTATATTTTAATGAAGGTTCACACCCTTAACATAGATAGTAGTGAGAGGGATACTAACGTATATCCTTACGCTAATAGTTATGTTGTAACATTGGACAACCCTATCTATGACATCTCTAATATAAAATTGGTGTCTGCTCGTATTCCTACACCACAGTTGTTGACGTGTGCTACAAACAAAACCTTCAGTGTAGACGGCACTGATATTACTCTCGATGAAACAAATTATTCGAATGGTTTCGTTCTAGCACAAGATTTAGAAGTTAAACTTGATCCGCCTGTGTCTAATATTAGTTCTGTCGTGTTCGACTCTGACACGAACGCTCTCACATTTTCCAATATTGGTACGACCAATGCATTCACTATGGAGTTTTATACAGGGACAAATGGTTATTTAAGTAATACATCTTCAGTGACGACACCGCATCAGCTTATTGGTTTTAATTCGAATGATCACGATTCATCCGAAGGTGTATTAGTATCAGGCGCAATCAATTTAAGTGGTCCCAATTCTTTGATTCTCAGATTGACGACAGGTTCAGACAAATTTACACAGACTATTTATACTTCTACACCCTTCTATACAGGACATATACTTCTTAACGGAACAGACTTTATAAATTTTAATGGGGCTGATGATGTATTGGTCCACCATTTCCATTCCGGAACACAGAAGATGATAAAGGATGTTAAGATTGAATTTTTTTTTATGAGTCACGGACGCCTCATCCCGTACGACTTTAGAAATCAGGACCACGTGCTAAAATTCGAAGTCTCCTGCTCGACCGATAAGTTGGAGAACTTGACGCCCTTGCCGCCGCCGTCGACGCCACTAAATGAAGAGAAAGAAGAAACCGTAAACATTCCCGAGCAAAAGGAGAATCTTTACAAG